GGGGGTCTTTGGAGGACACAATGGCTTCTGCCTTGCCGCTGGCCTATGCGGACATGAGGCGGCTGGTGACGGCATTGAAGAGCCGGGAGCTGCGTTCCCAGGACGCTTCGGTGTACTGGGCGGTTTTGGTGCATACCAGTCCGGTCACGAGAGAGCTGGGTGTATCTACCTTGCAGCTGGCCGAGTGTCTTGGAATCCAGCGGCCTCATGTCGCTGCTTCCCTTGCTCGGCTTGTTCGGGCAGGGATCCTGGTCAGGCGATACCAGGGGTACGCGCAGAGGGCCATTTACCTGACTGCGACCAATGATTGCGACTTGTCTCAGGATGTCCCTTACTGACCGGCCCTACGCTGAAGGCGAAGACTCATGAGGGTGCTGGTCGCTTGTGAGTACAGCGCCCGCGTTCGTGATGCCTTTCGCAGTCGCGGGCATGACGCATGGAGCTGCGATCTGCTGGAGTGCGAAGGTGATCCGCGTTGGCACCTGCAACAACCGGTAGAGGAGGTGCTGAACGATGGCTGGGATCTGATGGTGGCGCATCCACCATGCACACACCTTGCTGTCAGCGGCAGTCGTCATTTCCACCGCAAACAGCGTGAGCAGGCCAAGGCGTTGGCCTTTGTGCGACTGCTCATGGCGGCACCGATTGATCGGTGGTGCATCGAGAACCCGGTCAGCGTGATCAGCTCGGCTATTGCCCCCCCCCAGCAGATCATTCAGCCGTGGCAGTTCGGCCATGGCGAAACAAAGGCAACGTGCCTGTGGCTCAAGAACTTGCCCCGGCTTGAGTCGACTGACGTCGTTGAAGGCCGAGAAGCCAAGGTTCACATGATGCCGCCAGGCCCAGACCGCTGGAAACAGCGAAGCCGCACTTATCAGGGCGTGGCTGACGCAATGGGGGAACAGTGGGGAAGCAGGGCACTGCCGCCGTTGGCGGATCAGTTGTCTTTGCTGTCAGACCTACGCTGACAGTGAGGACTCATGAGCGGCCCAATGGCCAAAGACAACCAGGAGCTGCTGGCTGAGCTGCATGCCGGCTTGGCCTTTCACCTGAAGCAGAAGCTGGATGAAGGGATCATCACCACGGGTGAGCTGAACATCCTGCGGCAGTTCCTGAAGGACAATGCCATCAGTGCTCAGCCAGCAGAGAACACGTCGTTCGGGGATCTGGTGAATGCGTTGCCGGACATCGACAAGGTGATCGACATGGCCAACCGTCGTCGTGCTTCCTGATGGCACCGCGGTGGGAACCACTTCCTGAACCCTTTGCCAGTGACTTCCGCTACCTGCTGTGTCTGGTGTGGAAGCAGGTGAACCTGCCGGATCCCACACCGGTGCAGCTGGACATCGCCCACTACATGCAGCACGGTCCCAAGCGGCGGATCGTCGAGGCGTTCCGTGGTGTCGGCAAGAGCTGGATGGCCGCGGCCTACGTCCTGTGGTTGTTGCGCAACGACCCGCAGAAGAAAGTGATGGTGGTGTCGGCATCCAAGATGCGGGCTGACGACTTCTCACAGTTCTGCTTGCGGTTGATCAAGGAGATGCCGCTTCTGCAATGCCTCGAACCCGATCGGGAGGAGCAGCGATCCGCGTCGATCCGCTTCGATGTGCGGCCGGCAATCCCTGATCAGAGCCCGTCAGTTAAGTCGGTGGGCATCTTCGGCCAGCTGACCGGTTCCCGGGCGGACCTGATCCTGCCGGATGACGTCGAGGTGCCAAACACCAGCTGGTCTGTCGGCATGCGGGAGAAGCTGCTGACGTCCGTCGGGGAGTTCAACGCCATCCTCAAGCCCGGTGGCGAGGTGATGTTCCTCGGCACTCCGCAGACCGAGGAGTCGATCTACAACAAGCTGCGCCAGCGGGGCTACGACTGCCGGATCTGGCCGGCCCGATACCCCGACAAGCCAGAGAAGTACGGCGGGGCCTTGGCACCGATCATTGAGACCGGGTGTCAGGAGCAGAAAGGCAAGGCCACCGACCCGCAGCGGTTCTCAGAGTTTGACCTGATGGAGCGAGAGGCCTCCTACGGCCGCTCTGCCTTTGCCCTGCAATACCAGCTGGACACGTCCCTGTCCGACAAGGAGCGGTTCCCACTGCGCCTGTCAGATCTGATGGTGCTGGAGGTGTCGGATCACGCCCCCGAGAAGCTGGTGTGGTCCTCGGGCCTCGAGTACCGCATCCCTGATCTGCCCAGTGCCGGGTTTGCCGGCGACTACTTCCACCGGCCGGCCTTCATCCACGGGGATTGGCTGCCGTTCCAGGGCTGCGTGATGTTCGTGGACCCCTCTGGACGGGGCTCTGACGAGACGGCCTACGCCGTGGTGGCCCACCTGAACGGAAGCCTGTTCCTGCTCGACTGCGGGGCCTTCCGTGATGGCTACAGCGACGAGGTGCTGACCGAGATCGCCAAGGCCGCGAAGCGCAGCAACGTCAACCTGATCCTGCTTGAGGACCAGTTTGGCCAAGGCATGCTCGAGAACCTGCTCAAGCCCCACCTGCAGGCCCATCACCCCTGCACGATCGAGACCGTCCGGTCCAACGTGCAGAAAGAGCGGCGGATCATCAACGCCCTTGAGCCCGTCATGAACCAGCACCGGCTGGTCATCAGCCGATCGGTCATTGAACGGGACAGCCGCGGCCGGGAAGACGAGGCGGTGGAGCGTCAACTGGCTTACCAGCTGTTCCACCAGCTGACTCACATCACCACCGATCGCAACTGCCTGCAGCACGACGACCGTCTCGATGCTTTGGCTGGTGCTGTCCAGTACTGGAACGAGTCACTGGCGATTGATGAAGACCGGGCCATCGCTGACCGTAAAGATGAGTTATGGGATTTGGAGATTGAGGCGTTCCTTGGCAACATTGAAGGCGCCATTGATGTGCAGATGCTTGGCTTCCCTCTTGAACAGGCTCCTAAGACGAGTGCTGCGGCTCGCTGGATGCAAGCTCGAACCCAATGAGCGGGAACGCCAAGCACAGTTGCGTCGTGAAAACAAGCTGTACCCGTCCCGGGCATGGGTGATTCGCGTCCCTGGCGTCTTCATCGGCGCCGGCGGCACACGGGAACGCAGCTCCTTCGAGACCATCGTCATGGCCCCCACCGCGGACTACGCATGGGACGTCGCCACTCAGAGTGATGCGTGGACACGACTGCCGTTCTGCATCGACAACGTCCAGATCTTCCCCAAAGACCCCGAGGTGATCACCAGTGACAACCATCCGACTCGCTGACGCGGCCAAGTACGACGAACAGCTGCCCCATCAGCTTGCGGCCTGGAACGCCCTGCAGGCCACGTTGACCCCTGAGCAGCTGAATGACTTTGCTGAGACCTTCAGGACGCCTCAGACGGGCGCACAGGACCCGTTCCGGCCCTCCTCGCCGTTCTCCTACAAGCTGACCCCCAACGTCACCTACGGGGAGTTGTGTCTCCAGTCCGCTGAGCGACGCTTCCACCAGCAGCACCAGTGCGCCACCGCCCTGATGCTGGCCCAGTTCGTCCAGAAGGCCCGCGACACCTTCAACTGTCCAGCGGTGATCACCTCCGCCTACCGTCCGCCCCGCATCAACAACGCCGTCGGTGGTGCAACCAACAGCGAACACCTGTACGACACCCCTAGCACGGGTGCCATCGATTTCTACCTCGACGGCATGCCGGTCAAGGAGCTGCAGGACTGGGCCGACCGGGTCTGGACCTACTCTCTTGGCCTTGGTGCGCCCAAGGGCTTCATTCACATCGGCATTCGCCCGGGTCACCCCCGGATTCGTTGGGACTACTGATGCTCGTTCCTGATCACGAGATCCGCCGCCTTTGCCAGCAAAGGTCGCTGGTGATCCCTTTTATCGAGGCAAACCTCAACCCCGCCAGCATCGACGTCACCCTTGGTGATCAGATCATGGTGGAGGTTGAGGAAACCCCCGACTTGGTCACCGTTGACCTGCACGGCTGCACCGAACAAGACCCCTATTGGATTCGCCCCGGCCAGTTCTTCCTTGCGGAGACCCGCGAGATCTTTAACCTGCCCGACTACATCGGCGCACAGTTCGTCCTCAAGAGCTCAAGAGCTCGCCGGGGCTGGGATCACGCAGAAGCTGGCTGGTGTGACCCGGGCTGGTACGGAAGTCGTCTCACCATGGAGCTCAAGAACTCCTTGCAGCACCACTCCCTGCCGATCTGGCCGGGCCTGCGCATGGGCCAGATGAAGTTCATCCTGGTCAGCGGCACCGTGGAGAAGTCCTACGCCAAGACTGGTCGCTACAACTGCGATCTTGGCGTCACTGCCAGCAAAGATTGATCAGCGGTCGGCCCTGCGCATACCATGCGGAGTTCGCATCCTGAACGCGGGTGACCTTGCGTTCTGCTGGGTTGCGTTCGTAGAAGGAGTAGCCGGAATAAGTCATTGACGCAACGCCTTTGTCCTAGCCTAAGTCATGCAATAGCCAGACTCGCATCCATCCTGTTCGTCGATCCACTCTGGGAATAGACCGAGCTGATCCGGAATGGCAATGTCAAGAGGACGACAGCGGCTACTGATAAACACGCGATCCTTGCCAATCGCGTCACGCTTGGCGTTGAGCCTTTTTTCTAATTGCACTGCCCGCTCAAACAGATCTGGCCGCTCGCGGCGCATTGCGATCCATTGATCAGTTGTCTTGTAAGGGCAGAACCAGCAGCTGGACTTAGGAGGCTGCGACAAGCCAGCTTCACGCGCAATCCGCAGGCAATCGATACGGTTTAGCCCTAACTCAATTAATGGATATGCGCTGGTGTACCCATCAGACTCACGCGATGGCGTAGCGCGATGCGGTTCGTCTGTGCTGATGCCTTTACCAAGAATGCATCCAGGTGCATTGGCTTTAATCCATTTGGCAATAGGTTTGATCTTGAACTGAACAGTGCAATTTCGATTGCCAGGTGCGCCATTGGCCATGCGCATTGGTATGTCAATAGATCGAGTAGGGCGATGCAATTCCTCAAAGAGATCAACTAGCACGCCATTTCGCCTACGTCGCTGAACGTCTACCCATTTAATACCATGGCGCGATGCGTAAGGCTTCAACACATTGGCCACATACCAGATAGTATCTGGTGACTCAGATTCATCACCAACATTGGCAAAGATAAAAGTGCGATAAGGAATCGCGCCTTGTGCTGCAAGGACTAGGCAGGCGGTTGACTGGACGCCGCCACCGCAGGAAAAGATGTGCTCGGTCATGGCGGCCATCCTAATACAGCTCGTGCATGACCTTCTTGATCTTCAGGTCGTCCTTCTTCACTGCTTGGCCCTCTTGCTGACAAGGCCGGCGACCAGTTCGATCACCCGATACCCGCGCACCACCAGCCGAGCCACCTCGCTCAGCCGCTCGTTGTCCTTCGGGGTGGGTGTCATGTTCACAATCACCACCGCCACGCCGTGAACGGCGACAGCAAGGGCGACATAGTCGGCAAGGCGGTCCACGATCAACACCGGAACACTGCCTGAAGCGTAGCTGCGCTCAGGAATCCTTCTCCAGATCCCGGATCCTGAACTCGTGGTCCCGTAGATCCGACTCGAGTGACCTGATGTCCTTGGTCAGATCAGCCCGCAGGTGCTGCAGTTCGCTGATCACGGCATCCATGCCGGCCTTCATTCCAGATCGCATGGCCACGTTCTCCATGGCGATCTTCCAAAGGGCGCCAACGGCACCACAGATGCCGGCAGCGGCAAGAGTCGTGAGCATTGGTCCCGTTGATGTCCTGTGTCTGCTGCGAACTTAGCCCTGCCAGTGACGCAAAGCCATCACCGCCCCTGCCCACGCAGCTTCTTGCGGCCGTGGCTGGGCTTGGAGCGTGTGCCGTTGCCTTGGCGGGTGAGCTTAGGCCTGGCGGGGCGACGCTGAACGGCAGCGGTGCCGGTTTTGCTGCGGACTGCCATCAGTCTTGTAAAGGCATGGGATAACGGGCGCGGATCTCAGCAACCTTGGCTTCCCATTCTTCAATGGTTGCTTCACCACGTTGAGTCTTGAAGTACAGCGGATCAGCTTCGCGTGTGTAGGCGGCAAGGCGTGCAGCGCGTTGCTCGTCAGGTGTGGGCGGTACGGGTTCGGGATCAGGCGGTGCGATGAATTGACCGTTGACGTAGGTCCAGCCGATACCGGCGGCGGTGCCTGCAGGGATCTTGATTAGACGTTGACCGCTAGGTGGTGTGTAGTCGGTTGGATCATCCAGCAGGATGACATTAACGACGAGGCCAGCGGCGTTGATAAGTGCGTAGGTCATGGGGGTTACCAGACGTAAATGATGCAGAGGCCATCGCCTCCAGCACCAGAATTACCCGTGCTTCTTGCGCCACCTCCACCTCCACCGGGCACACTACCATTACCGGCATTGGCTGTGCCAACTGCTCCTGTACCCCCATCACCTCCGTTAACACTAATACCTCCAGTGCCGGTGGCTCCTGCTGTAGTCGCAAACCCGCCGCCGCCGCCGCCAAAAAACGCTTTGCCAGATGACCCAGCGCCACCATAATCGCCGCGTGCAAGTCCAGCGCCACCATCAAGAATCGATGAACTGCCTGCGTTTGCTGTAGATCCAGCAGTTACGCCAGTGGCTAAGTCGCTTCCACCTGATGCTCCTGTGCTGGAGCTGTTGGAACCACCACCACCGCCGTAAGCGTACAACAAAGTACCAAAAGATGATGTGCCGCCTGCTGATCCATTAACCCCATTGGTGCTTACGGCAGCACCACCAGATCCAATTGTTACGGTTGTCGATGCAGCCAGGTCAGCCAACTTAAAGATTCCAAAGTTACAGGCTCCACCACCACCGCCTTGGACAGTTGATGCGGACGCACTATTCTTTCCACCGCTACCTCCTCCACCCCAAATGTAAACCATTGCGTAGGTTCCTTGACTGGGCTTTGTCCATGTGCCACTACCTGTAAATGTTGTAACCTGTGAGCCTGCAGTCCCCCAACTTAATGTGCCACTGCCATTGGTCTGCAGTGATTGCCCATTGGTGCCATCGGTAGCTGGCAACGTCCATGTGACATTGCTGGTCACGGTGGATGGCGCTTGAAATGCCACCCAGTTGCCGCTGCCTGCATCAGCAAACCGCAGGTCTGACTGGGCGTTCAGTGTTAGATCGCCGGTCAGCGCACCACCGCTTGACTTAAGAAAGTTGACCCAACCAAGGGTGCCGCTGCCGTTGGTGGCAAAGGCTTGATCAGCCGTGCCATCGGTGGACGGCAACGTCCATGTGATGTTGCTGGCGATTGTTGCTGGGGCTTGAAATGCAACCCAGTTGCTGCTGTCGCTGTCAGCAAACCGCAGATCACCTTGAGCGTTCAGAGTGACGTCACCGGTGAAGGCGCCGCCACTCTTTGGCATCTTCTCGTCATCCAACTCCTGGATGGCGGCCTGCACGTTGGCCGCGGCCACGTTTCCGTAGGGAGTGAAACCAATGCCTGATGCCGTACCGGTGACGTATGCCGCCACCCATGCACTGCCGGTCCACAGCCGCATCTGGCTGGCGGTGCTGTTGAAATACAGCGCCCCTCCAACCAGTGCGTTGCCATCGTTGTCGAGGGTCGGATCACTGGCTTTGGTGCCCAGGTATCGATCGTCGAAGCTGTCGTAGACACCAAGGGTCTGATCTCTTGCTGCCTCTGCTGCGGTCTGTGCTGCCTGTGCTGCCACCTTGGCGGTGTTGGCGTTGCTGGCACTGGTGCTCGCGTTGCTGGCGCTGGTGCTTGCGTTCCCTGCGCTCGTTGCTGCGGCCTGTGCGTGGTACTTGGCGCTGTACTCCCCACCAGCAACAGGCCCTGCCGTCTTCGTGGCCCAGTCGTTGGCCAACGCTGCACTGGCAGCAGCAGCAGCAGCATCAGCGGCAGCACTGATGGTTCCCGCGTCCACATACGCCTTGGTGGCAGCATCCGTCCCCACAGTTGGAGTGCCGACGTTGCCAATCTTCTGGCCGCCGGCCGTCAGCTGCCCCGTTGCCGGATCGACGTAGATCGCCTGCTTGACGTTGTCGTCCTGCTCCTGAGTGGTGTACAGGTGCTGCAGGTTGCTGGTGTCCAGGTCGGCCGCCACAAACGTGGAACCGTCTGAGTAGTCCACCAGCGGCAGCAGGATGGGCGTCACCCGCCGCACCTGCACTACGGCGCCATTTGCCGGTGCAGAGGCCAGCAGCGCCGTTGTGGAGTTGACCCAGGTGAACGACACCTCCACGTTGTTGACGTAGACGTGGATGTGCTCCTTGCGGATGTACGGCATCGCCACACTGAACTGTGTGGTCGATCCGTTCCCCGTGTAGTTGGTGTAGCTGTAGGCCATCAGCGGTTCATCTCCTCAATGAAGTTGGTCATGCTGGTTCCGCCGCTGGCTGGTTGAGGAGCTCCGGGGATCCCGTACCTCTGCTGTTCATTGAACCGCCCCTGCCGTTCCTGACGAGTCTGAA